GGTGAGCATCGTTCGGCCTACCTACACTGTGACCGGTGTGATGGAGCAGGTTGACTCGACGATTGCAACAGCATTGCCAGTATTCGCCTATACCTCGCGCGACAAAGCTACGGCCCCGTCCGCATTCCCGTCGCCGACCGAATCCGCAGCCGGTATGCCGGTGATGGAATTTTACATAAACGCCCACACCATAGGCCAGATTTTGAAGAATGATGTGATTGTTGATGAGAACGGCGATAGGTATGTGATTGATGCACCGACATTCACATCGTTTGGATTCGTCGTGCTGGCGCATATCGAGAAGCCATGAGTGTGACCGTTGACGACAGCGCAGTAATGGCCGAGATTAGCGCGATGATCGAACGTCTCGCCCATCCCGAGCAGTTACTTGAGATGGTTGGCACCTGGCAGGAACACCGCATCGAGGAACGCATCGAAACGACCAAGATTTCGCCGGATGGCGTGCCTTGGGCGGACTGGCAGTTACGGACACTAAAGAACCGCCAGGCAAAACCGTCGACATTGCATCGTGGCCTGTTGTGGGACGAAGGCGTGTTGCTCGGCAGTTTTGGATTTGAGGTAAACGGCAACGGCGTGGAAATTGGTACACATCTGGATTACGCCAAGGCGTTGCAAGACGGATACGGTAATATGGCGGCGCGCGAGTTTGTTGGCTGGTCGCCGGAGGATCTGGAACAGTTGGATATGATGGCGACAGCGTTTATTGAAACGGGGGCGATGCCGTGAGATGCCGTAAATGCGATATTGAGATGCTGCCCGGCACAGCTATTCAGGAGACGCTTGCCGGTGTGCCGGACTTCATCGGTAGCAATGACGTTGTTACCCTGTCGCCCGGCGGCAACGGCAAATTGGTTGAATGTTTGAAATGTCCGCAGTGCGGGCGCAGTGTTACTAAAGGAGAAACAACATGACCCAGAAAGTGATTCTATCGCAGGATTTCAAGGATGTGGACGGCGTACAGCACCATACTGGTGACACCGTGGACATGGACGACGACACCTACGACTGGCTGGTTGGGTCGTTGCGTGCCTCGTTTCAGCCGCTGCCAACGGTCGTTGTGCCAGTCAAGGCCGCGCCGTCATGGTCGGCTAAACCCGCACCCGATAGCGCATCGTAATGAGCGATGCGTTCGCCCTCGATCTCTACACCAAACTGGCAACGGTTGCTGCGCTGGCTAATTCGGCTGGGTTCGCGGTCGGGGGAAGGCCTGCCGATCCGGCGCTAACGAAAATACCGCTTCCCGCGGCTTGGGTATTGTTGGGGGGTGACGACCCCACCGACACAGAGGGTGGCATGGTTCCCGCCATGCAGGTGTTACTTGTGGAATACTTCGTAATGCTGTATGTTCCGTATGTGTCACAAGATGACTTAATAAACGTACAGTTCCCGTTACTTCGGGCGGCGAGAACTGCGATTCATGCGACAGATGCACCGAACGGGGGCCGCTGGTTATATCAGGGGCAACGACTGGCAGGCACCAATCCTGATCGGTTGTGTTATAGGCAAAGGTACGCAATTCGCGTCCCGGCATAATTGAAAGGAAATCACCATGGCATTCAACGATAGTTCCTACTGCGTACTCCAGGGTGCGCTCTCCCTGCAACGCCGCGCTTTGAACGGCTTGCCCGTCGGCGGCTTTGTCAACGTCGGCGACTGCGATAAATTTGAGGTTTCGGTCGCCCAAACCTTTGACGAGATCGAAGAATCTATTTCTGGTCTCGGTTTGACTTCTGGTCGAGCCGTCACCTCCACCAAATTGAGTGTCAAAGCGAACCTACTGGCTTTCTCCAAGGATAATCTGGTCAAAGCCCTGTTCGGCACGGATACTTCTGGCGGGGGTGTGGCAGCCGGGTCGGTTGCCGCCGAATTGGCACTTGCCTACAACGGTAAAAAGGTACTGATGTCCGCCCCCGGCGTTTCCGCCGTAGTGATCAAACTGGCGAAATGCGATGTGAATGGAAATCCGGTCGCTGGCGTGACTGGTGCGCTGTCCTCCATTGCGGTAACAGCGGGCGGAACAGGGTACGCCGCCAATACAGTATTTGCCTTGACCCTTGCAGGTACAGGTGCGGGTGCCGTAGGTTATGCCATTTCCAATGCCGCCGGTGTGATCGTCGGAGCCTACATTGTTCCTGGTTCTGCCGGCAGTGGATATACCGCCCCTACAGCGGTGGTTACGACTCCTGGCGCGGGCACAGGGGTTACATTCCAAGTGAATATGGCCGCTGCAATACTGGCCCTTAATACCGACTACACCTACAACGCGGCATCTGGCGTAATTACGATTCTGCCAGGTTCGTTGCTGGTACCGTCCTTCGTTGATACCTTCGGTCTCGTGGCAGATGGTCAGGAAGGTGTTGCCCTCACCACGGCTTACAGTTACGGCGCGTATGGCGGCAAAGTGGAAGCCTTCACTACCGGCATCCAGTATTTCACGATGCTGCTGGAAGGAGTCAACACCTTCAACAACCAGCAAACTCGCGCATTGGTCTACCAGGGCCAGTTTGAAATGTCGAAGTTGTGGTCGTTGATCGACAAGAAGCACAACAACATCGAACTGAACGGTATGCTGATTCAGGATACGACCATTGCGCTGCCGACGGCTGCCGCGCCATACTCGCAATTCCTGCAACTGACCAAAGGCTAAACCATGACGGACGGATCGTTGGAGGTATTGTTCCCTGACGGCAAACCGGTGGCGGCGGGCGGTGAGAAATTTGTCATCATGCCCTTCGCTTTCGGCCAATCCTTGAAAGCGATGCGTTTGCTGCAACCGTTGCTGGTCTCGCTGGTAAGTTCTGGGCTGATCGGCGTGAGCGATGACGGGGCGTTGGTGTTCGCCTCCGACTGGCACATGCGGCTTCTTCCGGCGCTGGCGGACGGCGGCGACACAGCGGTTCAACTCTGTGTACTGGCGACCGGCAAGGATGCTGGTTTCATTGAAGCCCTCGCTATGGACGAAGCCACCGATCTGATCAAAGCCATATTTGAGGTCAACGCCGATTTTTTCAAAAAGCGGATGCTTCCAAAGCTGGGAGTGCTACTGGCATCCGCGCAAACTGGTTCGATGCCCTCGATTCCCTCATTGCAGCCGGACACCGCCGCGCCGACATCGACGGATACACCTTAGCTCAAATCAAGGGTTTCGCCCGTGCCGCACGATTGCGCGAAGGCCGCGCAGCCGCGCAGACGGTGCGTTTGACGAGCATGGCGATTGCGGCAGCTCTTGACGGCGAAGCCTCGGGTAAGGTAGAAGAGGCATGTAAACGGATGGAGGACGGCGACAATGAGTGACATGACCGTATCAATGACTTTCAAACTCGGCGATCAAGCAACCGCCGGGCTGAAGGATATTGAGTCCTCGTTCAAATCGTTGCAGAAAACGGTTGGTGAAGTAAACGGTCAACTCGCCACATTCTCGAAAACATCGGTCGGCGCGGAAGTAACGGCGGCGGTCCAGACCCAAACTGCGGCAACCAACGAATTGATGGCCACGGAGAAAATGCTCCGTGCCGCCAATCTCGAAGACATCCGACGTTCCGAAATTACCGTTACCGCCAAACAAGCCGAAGTTGATGCAGTGTCGGGGCTAACTCTCGCCCAACGCGTGGCTATGGCTGAACAGATACGGTTGGCGGGTACGACGGCTGCCTTGTCTGCATCTAATTATGAACTCGCCGCGTCTCAGCGGGTAGCCGCTGCGGGGATCTCTGTAGAAGAAAAAGCACTTAAGATGGAAGCCATCATAGCGACGAACATGATTCGCTTGAACATGGCCCGCGCCGAGACGATGGCGATTATGGGTCTGGAAACCAATGTGGCTACCGCTGCTACCATCAAGGATACTGAAGCATTGGGTGCCCATGCAGCCGCTACGAAGGTCAACGCTCTCGCCATGAAAGAATCTGTCGTGCTGGTTCGCGAATTCAGTCGCGGCGATATTTCCCGCATGGCTGGCAGCAGCACGATCCTGCTGCAATCGTTCGGTAAGCTGAACATGCTGTTCTCGTGGTGGACGGTTGGCATCGCGGCGATCGGTGCGCTCGGCTATGCCGCCGAGAAATCGGCCGAGAAATTCAACGCCATGAACAACGCGATCCGGTTGACCGGCAACTATTCAAACATGACCGCAGACGCCGCGCACAACCTGGCCGAGCAAATGGCTGATACCGGGCGCATCTCTGTGACCGCCTCGGAAGCGGTCGTCCAGCAACTCGTGGCGTCCGGTCAGCTCGGCAACAAGGTACTTGGGGAATTGGCTGGGATGGCCGCTCGTTACGCGCAAGCCACGGGCGAAGATATAAAAGTTGTCGCCGGTAATCTGATCAAGGTGTTTGAAGACCCTTATAAGGGTGCGCTGAAACTGAACCAAGCCTGGCACTTCCTGAACGCCGCACAGATCGAGCACATCCGGCTATTGCAGGAATCCGGCGACAAGGAAGGCGCGCAACTTGTTCTGGGTGACGCCATGAACGTGCAACTCGGCACCATGAAAGATCGGTTGAGTCCGCTCGGCAGGAGGTTCCGTTCGCTCAAGAACGACATCGTTGGTGCGTATGACGCGCTGGGTAATTTCTTTGGGCGCATGCTGCGTGAGGACACCACGACGGAACAATTGGCTAAAGCCAAGGGAGTTGTGGCGCAGTTCACGAGGCACGGCGGCAACGCGGAAGACGTGCGGAACGCACAGAATCAGGTCACATTCTTGGAAACCAAACTCAAGATGGAGTCCGCGATCGCAGCCAAGAAGTCCGAACAGACCAAACAGGAAGCCGAGTGGATAAATTTACAGGAATCCGCGCGTAAATATGCCAAGCGGGGCGGCGAGACTGATGACGTAGATGCCGTGATCAAGGGTCTGCGTGCCGAAATTGCTGCGCGCACCGATCTGATCAAGGTCAAACAGGGTCAGGAGGCGTTGGATAATAACGCGTCTTTGGCGAAAGCCAAGGAACAGTTGCATTCCGCAGAACTGGCGCGCGAGACCATGCTAAAAAGAGGTACGAAGGGCGATTCGACCGTCATGCAGGATTTGCGCGAGAAACTTGCAGCGCAGAAGGAGGACTTGGCGGCGACCGGCGCCAACCAGCGCGACATGCTGCAACTCGAGGCGACGTTCTGGGCGCAGGATATTTCTGGCTTCAAACTCACGCAGGCCGAGCGCGTCAAGATAGCCACAGTGGCGCGTAATGCGCAAACTGCGCTTGAGATATACGATAACAAGGAAGGCAAACGTCTTGAAATAGAGAAATTGGACAACTTGAAGCAAGCCGGTGACGCGGCCATCGCGGCAAAAATGGCAGAAATCAAAACTGTGCGCGTCGTCGGCCCGGATGCAGCCGTCCAGCAACTTGCACAGGAACGCGAATTGCTGGTTGAAAAATTGGCACTGGACGAATCCTATGACGCCGCGAAAGCCGCGATCGATGCGAAGTACCAGAACGCCGAGGACAAGCAGCGCGCGCAGAATTTAGCCACGATCAAGGCGAACGACAACGCCGCCCTTGTCGAGGACAACAAGATGTGGGCGGGACTGCGTAGCAACTCTACAACGGCGCTGTCTGCGATGTTGGGTGACGCCCAGAAACACGGTGCCTCGGTGACGGCGGTATTCAAGAGTATGCTCGGTTCGATCTCGCAGGGGTTTATGACGCTGGTAAATCAGCGGCTCTCCCAGCAACTCATGAATTCGATGTTTGGCACGAACTCGAACACGATGACCGGCGGTGGCTTTGGTAGCCTGCTGACAATGTTTGGCATCAACCAAGGCAACTCTAATTCGGCTGGTGCATGGGCGAATCAATCGTTTGCCGGCGGCAATGGTCAATGGGAGTCATACGCAGTCGGCACCGATTATGTGCCGCGCGACATGATAGCGCAGATCCACCAGGGCGAACGAATCCTGACGGCCGACGAGAACCGGAATTTCACCGGTGGCAGCGCGCAGGTAACGAATCACAATTACATATCGGTGAATGAGCCGACTAACACCCGTACACAATCGCAGATATTCGCGGGGATCGCTGCGGCTACTGGCAAAGCGGCACGGAGGAATAATTAATGAGTTTTTCAAACACCAGATTTGAGACAGGCTACATTATCTACCGTACCGACGGCGGCGCACAGTTCAGCACGGATATCGTGGTGATGAATTCTGGTTTTGAGCAGCGCAACCAGAACTGGCAGTATGCGCGCGGCAAGTGGGATTTCGGCGACCGTAAATTGCCGCAATCCGAACTGACCGAAGTGATCAATTTCTTCCGTGCCCGTGCGGGCATGGCGCAGGGGTTTTTATTCAAGGACTGGTCAGACTATCAAGTGACGGCGGCGAACGGCGTGATGGGGCCGCTAGGCATCGGCACGGGTCTGGCAACCTACCAGTTGACGAAGAACTATTCGAGCGGCGGCAGTGTGGGACAACGGCTGATTCAGAAACCTGTTGCCGGCACGTTTACTGGCTACAAGAACGGGCTTGCGCTTGTCGTAGGCTCAGGGGCGGGTAACATCGCTGTTGACTACACGACAGGCCTTGTGACATTTGTGGCGCCGTACCCGATTGCCACCGATGTGTTGACGTTCGCCACAGAATTTGATGTGCCGGTACGCTTCGATACCGACGAATTGCAATCACGATTCGACAGCGCGGAAGTAACGCGTCCCGGCGTACTCGGCGTGAAGTATTTTTATCTGCATCCGCTTCCCCTCGTTGAGATCAGGGTTTAACCGTGCAGACCATCTCTACCGCCCTCAAGGCGCATTACGCGCAGGAAACCACCACGCTGGCGACGTGCTGGAAAGTCACGCTCGTCAACGGCACGATACTCGGTTTCACCAGTAATTCGTCCGACCTCGTTATCGGCGGCATCACCTATCTGGCGGCTTCCAGCTATGTGCCCAGCACCGTGCAGACCAGTTCCGCGCTGAATGTGGACAACCTGGAAGTCGCCAGTATCATGTCCAGTTCCACGATTACCGATGCCGACCTCATGGCCGGTGTGTGGGACTACGCGGCGATCCAGATATTTGAGGTAAATTATCTCGACCTCACCATGGGTTCGCGAATCATCCGTACCGGCCATATCGGACAGGTCAGCACAGGTCGCCAGGCGTTTCACGCCGAACTGCGCGGCATGATGCAGGCGTTGCAGCAGACCGTTGGCCGCGTCTACGGCGATACTTGCGACGCGACGCTGGGTGACGCGCGCTGCGGACTGAATCTGGCGGCGTTCACGTTTACCGGCACCGTTTCATCTGTTGCCGATGGCCGAACCTTCACAGGGACGCCGAGTACAGCGCAAGTGAGTACCTACTTCGATGCCGGCCAGTTGACGTTTACCAGCGGCTTAAACGCTGGCCTCACCCGCGAAGTCCGAAATTATGTCTCGCCCAATTCATTCGTGACACAACTGGAGTTTCCGTTCCCGATAGCGGCAGGTGACACTTTCTCGGTAGTGGCGGGCGACGACAAATCCATCATTACCTGCGAGTGTAAATTCAATAATTCGGTGAATTTCCGTGGCTTCGTCACGGTTCCCGGCCAAGACCGTATGCTGAGCGGAACATGATAACTCGCGAACAACTCGTTACCGAAGCCCTCACATGGGTCGGCACACCGTTTCACCACATGGCGCGAGTGAAGGGTGTCGGTGCGGATTGTGTCGGCGTGATACTCGGTGCGGCCTGGGCGGTTGGACTCGAGGTGTGGGATGTCAAGCGCTACGCTCGGGTTCCCGCCAACGGGCAGTTCGAGGCCGCCGTGGACGCCCAGACCGAGGCTGTCGAATTGGCCGACGTGCTGCCCGGCGATCTGATGAAATTTACCTGGACGACCGAACCGCAGCATATCGCGATGGTGGTGTCCATTAATCCGGTGCGTATCCTGCACGCCTACGCGCAAGTGGGTTCGTGTATTGTGACCGATTTCGACCCGATGTGGCAGGCGCGGTTCTCCGGTGCCCGGCGGTTCAAGGGCCTCGTGTAATGGCCTCGGTTGCTCTTAGCATCGTTGGCAGCGCGATCGGCGGTCCAGTTGGTGGCTATATCGGTGCAGCGATTGGCGGCTACATCGACCAGAATTATTTATTTGCCCCAGACCCGATGCAGGGACCGCGTCTGAAAGACCTACGTGTGCAATCTGCGACGCTGGGTTCTGGAAAGAGCATGGGTAAGGGCACGTATCGAAACGCCGGTTTAATGATATGGGCGACACCCTATGTCGAACACGGGAGCACCAGTGGCGGGAAGGGTGGCGGCGGCGGTGGGTCAGCTACCACCTACACCTACACGCAGAGCATGGCCATTGCCCTCGGTGACGAACCGATCATCGGCGTGCGCCGCATCTGGGCGAATGGGCGCGTCATCTATGATGTGGGTAGTGAC